TTTCGGTCTTGTGTGTATCCCAGTGTACAGCAAGGTTGGCATCAGCACCGCTCGCGCTGTGCAGGCAGTGGTGGATACGATCTTCCAGAAGGGCGAACCCGCTATCAGTGTGGTGCGGCGGTGACGCCCACACTAGGGATGGGGGGTAAAACCCCGATTTTTCTGCAATTCTACTGCGCAGGTGCTATGAGTCATTCGCTGCAACAAAAACGACGATTTTTTTGAAAGTATAAATTAGGAGGTTAAATGACTGAAGGTTTTTTGGTTTCGGGTGGAGTTTATGCGGCAGTTCCTTTCGGAAAGTCTCAACTGATGATCATTCACAACGGAGAGCAACTCAAAGTGTGTAGGACTGAATCATCTGCAAGGAAGTTCATTGACGACCACAAAAAGGGTAAGTCACTGGGCAAACTTCCATTGAATTGAAATAGCTCACCTTCAAAGTGTTTTAGTAATGGAATGAGATGCGCCATAAAGACACTCAACTTACAAACTTCAATCGGACTAATACAAATGACTCAACAATTTGTTAAGCAGGTTATTGAAGGTTGCACTGCTGGTCTTCCTGCCCAGATTAAGTATTATACTCAGTTCAACCAACCCGTTAAAATCATCGATGATACTCTTTCGGAGGTAATCGGTGCCGTCATCAACAACACTTTGTGTGGGGGATCAGGTGGCGGTGGATGGGATGCTTGTGATGGCGGAGAACAGAAAAACTCCTCTCACGTTCAGTCTAAGTTTTGTGCTGATTGTGGTAAGAAAGTTTCTTTCTTCGCTGAACATTGCCCTCACTGTGACAGCAACTCTTTCAAGGCAACCAAAGCACAAAAGAACACAAAGCAAACTAATCCCCGCGATGGTCGCTGGGGTATTAGTGCCAAGTCGCACTTTCAGTACAAGGAAGAACTGAAAGAGTATCGTTTGTCTCTGGTTGAACCGCTGATTGATGATCCTAAGTGTCGTCAATTCCGTTTCACTTACTGGACTCTTGATAAGAACAGTGAGCACCTGGATCTTTATGCTCAAGCACAGTTGGATAGTGATAAGTCTAACCACATCAATTTCCAACCATATGGTGTTGACTTTTATCTCAGTCGTCCTGTAATGAAGTTCACTGGTGTGCTCACTGTGCATGAGGATCGTACAGAGTTTGACTTTGATTTCTTTGATCTTGATAACACAACTCCCGTAGAAATGCCCACTAAGTTTGCTTGCAAAGACTCCGAATCTGTGATACAATCTAAGAACTTCGGTAAAGAGCGTGGAGAATGGGTGAGGAACTAATTTACAAGAATCAGGATTGCATTGAGTTCCTCAAGTCTCTAGAAAGTAGGTCCGTAGATCTAATCTGTACGGACCCACCTTACTATCGTGTTGTCAACGATCAATGGGACAATCAGTGGTTCACTGTAGATCAATACTATGAATGGTGTGAGCAGTGGATTACTGAACTGGGTAGAGTTGCAAAGTGGAGTTGTAGTTTTTGGTTGTTTGGTTTTCCTCAACAACTCTCCACTCTTCTGCCTGTAATTGAACGTGCTGGGTTCACCTTTCGTCAACAGATTGTAGTGAACAAAGGTATGCAAGCAGTTGCAGGTAGAACCAGTGATAGACTTAAAATGTTCCCTACCGCAACTGAATCCATCTTTTTCTTTCACTATGAAGCACGAGATCATGTCCGTGATTTGCTACAGTCAGAGCGTAAAAGATTGGGATGGAAAGGGTGTGATGTGAATGGATTTCTTGGTAAAGCAACAACTGGTGGTGGTACATTTGCTTGTATTGCATCAGAAAAGAAACCAAGAGAGCATAGAGTTTATCCTACCAGAGATGACTGGACTAAGTTACAAGGTGTGATGAACTTACCTGAGTATGATGAACTTGTCTACACATTCAATTTGCAACGTGGACTGACAGATGTGTGGGATGATATTAACTTCTATGATCGCAAGGTTGAGAAGTTCCACAGCACACAGAAACCTATTCCATTGATGGAAAGATTGATCCTGACATCATCCAATCCAGGGCAAACAGTTCTTGATATTTTTGGTGGGTCAGGTTCTACTGGTGTTGCTTGCAAACTGCACGGAAGAAAGTTCGTTGGTTGTGAACTTGATGAGACATATTATCAGAAGTCATTGCAACGAATTGAAAACACGAAACAACAATCAATTCCAGTTGATTTCTTCTGAATTGAAATAGCTCACCTCCAAAGTGTTCTAATAGTGTGAGGCACCGCACTCACAGCAGTTTCTAAACCAAACTATGACTTTTTACTGGAAGTTCGTTGATACTCTTGCTTACAACATTGCTACCATCGCTGCTATTGTTGTTGCTGCGAGTCAGTTTCTGATTCGTGCATTTAATGAGAACGATGGTGCAAACAAAGTTCGTAAGTTTATCAACCAAACTCTCTTTTTCGTAAATCGTTTTACTGCTTTTGTTTATGAAGTGGTCAATGCAAATGTATTGCCTGCAGTTGAAACTCAAGAGGTAAAAGTTACCAAAACCCGCAAGCGCACTGCCGCTTGATAAACTGCCACAGGAGCACTTGCATTTTAGCGTGTGCTCCTTTATTGTACTCTTGTTCCTAAAAACTCCAATGATCTTCCTTACTGTTGCCGACCACGGTTGTGTTTATACTCTGTCACAAGAAGATGGAGATGAGTTGTACTATGCACCCATTATGCAAGATGGTAGTGTAAATCTAGAGGAGTTTGCACCCGTAGATCTTGATGCTGTAGATATGGATGACATGGAGATCTTTGACATTCGTAATCGTCTACAGAAACTGTTGGAAGTTTGATCTGATTGAAATAGCTCACCCCCAAAGCGTCCCAGTAGTATGAGTAAGCAACCAATGCAAAACAAACACCTTGAGCATCCAGAAGATTCTATCCTGAATGGTGATCTTTCGGTACTTGATTGGTTCAGTGCTGATTCTACTATCAGTGTCAAGATGGACGGTGCTCCAGCATTAGTTTGGGGCACAAATCCTGAGAATGGTAAGTTTTTTGTCTGCACTAAAGCAGCATTTAACAAGAAAAAGGTTCGCCTTTGTTATAATGAGGATGATGTGTTTGAGCACTTCGGGCATCAGCACAAAGTAGCACAAATCCTCATCTTCTGCCTAGATTTCCTGCCTCGCACTAAGAAAGTGTATCAGGGAGATTGGATTGGTTTTGGTAAGGGTCTTGATACATTCAAACCCAACACCATTACCTACAAGTTTCCTGAGATTGTGCGTCAGGAGATTATCATTTGCCCTCACACTTACTACACTGGTGACCGACTGCCTGAAATGGTAGCACACCCTATCACCAGCAAGTTTGTGAGCACTAAGAATGTTCTGTTTGTGCAACCTGCAGTGTCTCTGAATCCTTATCGTGAGGATCTGGAAGATGTGTGTAAGTTTGCCAAGCAAATGAGCACCCTATGTGAGTTTGTGTCTGATCGCAAGGCATCACAAATCAAAAAAGAGATCAATGCTTGCATCCGTGAGCAAAAGGTCGTGAATGAAAATGAAATTGCAGAAAAATGTGATTGTGATGCTAACCTGATCAGATTGTGGAAACTTGTTAAGTCTATTAAGGACGATTTGTTCCTGTTCATTCACGAAGAGGATGATATTGAATGTTATATCTGGGATGTGCAATCGTTCCACGAAGGTTATGTCATTCATAACAAGTTTGGTTCGTTCAAAGTAGTGGATCGTGAGACATTCTCCCATGCCAACTTTGTAATGGAAAAGACTTGGTGAGCATTGAAATAGCTCACCTGCAAAGTGTCCTAGTAGTATGAGCAACACTACCATGCAAGCACAAGCACAACAATCTATTGCAGAGAATGTTCTCAAGAACACTCTGCTGCTGATTGAAGCACTGAAAGACAACTATCGTCAGTATTCGATTCGTGGACATCAGCGTTCGATTGAGAACTTCAACTATACCTACGACACCACTGATTCTGTGCAGACGCAGTATCATCAGCGGAAGATTGATGAACTCAAGTCTGGCAAGTCTGACATTGATTATACCATTGAGACTGGTAAAAAGTATCACAAAGTCGTCATGATTGATGGTGGCGGTAGTCGCTCTGTTCATTGCTTCATTGATAAGCAAACTGGTCAAGTTTACAAGTCTGCATCATGGAAGTCGCCTGCCAAAGGTGTACGTTATGACCTACGATTGATTGCTGATCGTGAGTATCTGCTGGAAAATGCAGATTGGAGTGGTGGTTATCTGTACGCGAAATGAGTTACACAATGAACAACACAATTAACGAAATCACTGTAACGAAGTCTCTTAAACTTCTGCGTGATGGATTCAAGAATGAGTTTGCTACGTTTTCTTATGCTGACGAGCGAATGAGTGAACTTTTAGGTCAACTTGCAGTGGAGTTTGTAGAGGCAAACATTCCTGTGGTTGATGATGACAACCAGATGGAACTTGCGATGATGCTGTTGGAATCTCTGGATATTGTAGCACGATGAACTACCTTTGTATTGTTGATGGACTGGTAGAGTATGCTAGCAATGACCCATCTTCTTTTGCACACTATCAATTAGTGTATGCTGAAGAGCATAAAAATGCTGATGCTCAGTATCTTACTCTCACTGATGAAGAATACGACGAAATGTTCCCTTACGAGGAAGATGAATGACTTACTCTAACCTCTCAAAGATTCGCCCCAAACTTCGTACTGAAGGTCGCATAACTGGGAATTGGGGAAAATCAAAAGTCGTTGCTGGTTCATCACTCAATGAAATCGGTGGTGATGGTAACATAGGTGCCACACAAGATGAGTATTTGAATCGTCTTTATTATGCTTTTGATAACACTACCGACTCTAAACTTCGTCAGTTCATTTATACAGAAATTCGCAAAATCCACGTCCAAAGAGGGACTTGGTAACGGGCAGTTGAAATAGCTCACCTCCAAAGTGTCCTAGTAGTATGAGCAACCCTAACATCGTTTCCGAAATCTACTCCTACCACACCGATTGGAAGGAAGGCAAAGTCAATCAAATGTGGATTGAGCAAATCACTGATAAAGAGTGCGACAATCTCTATGTTGCTGTTGCACACAATCCCCGCAATGGTTCTACAATGGAGATGAGCAATCCCCGCACATCTTACCACGAAACTCTACAATGGGTTCGCAAGTGGTGTGGTACTTTCTGTATTATTTGATAGATTTTTTATATTCTTTCATTCCTTCACTAACTTTTCTTTTGTGTTCTTCACTTAAAGGACCAAGTTTTTTACCTTTATTCCAGGGAACTCTTCCTTTCATTGCTTCACTAACTTTTCTTTTTGTCTCTTCTGATAATGTTTTTCCTTTGTGAAGTTGACTTATCTTTTCTCTGGTTTTTTGACTAACATTCTTTCCTTTTTGTCCTTCGCTCATTCTTTTTCTTGTCTCTTCATTGGGTTTCCAACCTGATGCACCTTCTCCACCATCACTTAAGTTTCTCAAAATGCCTGTGCCCAAATCCTTTCTGCCGAGTACCGCAATCATATAGATTTCATGTCTAAATGCTTCTTCTTCGGTTAGATTCTTTTTAAGAAAGATTTTTCTATTTGCTCCTTTTGGAGGTAAGAATGTTCTTCCCTTCGTTGAATAAATCCTCTTTCCTCTACCTTTACCAATATAGTAAGGTGTCCCATCTTCACGCAAATAAGCGTAAGTATAATAGTTATTCATTCTTGTCTTAAACGTCGCATTTCTATTTATACAAGAAAAGGGCATTTCTGCCCCTTCCTCTGCTTCAGTTGCGACGCTTAAGCATCATTATTTATCTAAAACTTCCTGCCTGATTATGAACAACTATCGCCTCTTGATTGAGTATTGGGTTCCTGACGAAGATGAGAATCTTTATGAAGAAAAGATTATTCAATCTCGTTCATCTTGTGGTAAGATTGCAGATGATTACCTAGCACAAGATCGCACAAATCTTATCCGTTCCGTTGAAGTTACCCCTGTTTGATTATGACTGACGGTTATACTTTCAATCGCGTTGAGTTCACTACTAATGAGGAAACTTGCATTCTTAAGTTTCTTGTTCGAGCGCAAAATCGTCAGTGTAATGAGGATGAACAATGGCAACCTGTGATTAGTTCTATTCTTCAAAAGTTTTTCAATTCTAACATCAAAGAAGCACAGGAGTTTCAAACACGATGAAGTACGAAGTTCAACTCTACGTTGGTGGCAAAGTCTTCAAAGAAGAAGTATATGCCAACTCTCCAAAGGATGCCCGTGAGACTGCATCAGCACGAAATCCTACAGCAAAAGTTATCGGTGTCAACGCAACATTTAAGTGAGGAAATAGCTCACCTCCAAAGTGTCCTAGTAGTATGAGCACTTCCCAAACGATGATCGAGTTTCCTACTCTCCAGTCTAAAGATGGCACAATGCTGGTAGGTTTCTATCCCATTGCCGATTGTTCCAACTATACTCTCAAGGTTCTATCTTGGAAGGGAGTTGACACCATCTCTCGCAAGTGTATCACCAAGCAAGATGCAATCCGTGAGGTGAATGAGCGTCTCGCACTTGATTATCTGATCACTGGTGATAACATTGATCTGGTGCAAGAGTACAACTTTATGCAAGGTGCAGTTTGATGCGAATTGCCTTTTTGATTGCTACTCTGGCACTTGGACTTCGCTTTGGTTTGATTGCTCATGCGAGTGTGAATGAGTATCAAGAATCGCAAGCAGAAAAGTTCTGTCAAATTAACCCTAATTACTGCAACGCAAAATGATTGTCTACGGAGTTTATGCCCGTCTTGATGAATACGAACCCGATGAACTTTATGGTTTGTATGCTAACGAAGAAGACGCATATCGTCGCGCAGAAGAGATGAAACAAGAATACAATGAAGAGTATAAAGACTCTCAGTATTGCGACGTTCAAGTTCATCAACTCAAAGTTCAGTAACTAATGATTTCCCTTCCAAATCCTAACAAAAAAATGTCACTTACTAACGATCAACTTTCCAAACTCGTCTCCATCTACGCTGAACGAGTTGTTGATAGCATGGATGTGCGCGATTTGTGTGCATTTGCGATTGACACGATTTGTGATAATATGTCCGACTACAATGAGTCTGAATTGCTAGAAGAATTGTCGCACTATTATGATGACGATGAACTGCAAGAAATCGTGGAAAGTGTAGTAGAAGAACCGACCAATTGAAATAGCTCACCTCCAAAGTGTCCTAGTAGTATGAACAACACTCAAATCGACTTCCAAACCGACATCACTCCTACACTTCTGGAGTTTATGTGCAACAATCACACTGACTTGAATGACTGTGTAGACTTTGTTTGCTGTCTCTTTGATCTCGATGCAACTGATGAATTGATCGATCAGATTGCAGATGAGTTTGATGCTTTCTTCGGCAACTGATTCACACTAACTGTTTTCCCACTAAATTACACTGAAATGACAAACAAAAA